CTTACCTTCACGATATCAGATTTTCTTCTTACGTCACCCATCTCTCTGATGATGGTGGCACTCGCGCGTAACCTTGATAGTGACCCGATACCACTTATCCGGTTCATTAACACATGGCACGAGCATCTCGGAAAAATCGCTTATCCGCGTCCCGATCTCCAAGCCGCTGCTGAAGCGGAATGGTTCGATCAGCAAAAAGAGGTCTTCTCGATCTCTGACCCGGATACTAATCGCTCGATTGACTATGATACGGTCATGTCGCTGCGCACAATCGTTGCGTGGTTGATGTCTGGCGCCGACAGTGAGAATTGGGATATGACGGCTTTCCGCCGCCATGGACCTGGTAACGCTGTGTTTTCGGACGGACGTCGAAGCAATATTCTCGATGACAAAGAACTGGAGATTGAGTATATTCATCAAGCTCAGTCGATAGCGCCTGTATATCGTGGATCCAGTTTGGTACACCGCTTTAAAAAGCGTGCCCCTGTTCTTCCGCGACCATATAACGCTGTTTATGCCAACGTTGAGAAAGACAACGGTTCTCGTCGATCGATTACCCAAGAGCCCGCTGATATGATGATGGCACAACAAGCCATGAAACATCATATCTATAGCTTAACTGACAGCCGTAAGATACATTTGGGGCGATTCGTAACATTTACGGATCAGACACCATCCCAGATTGCCGCGGTTGTAGGATCATGCTATGATCCATCGGACTCGTCTCTCGCTACGCTCGATTGTAAACGAGCGTCCGATCGAATTTCATCTGATTTGGTCGCGTTTGTATTCTCGGGTGATCTTCTCCATAAACTCATGGCCTTACGGACGTGGGATGTGGACGCTCTTGAGCCAGACGGTAAGGGAGGTTTTAGGGTAACCCGTACAGTCCAACTGCGTATGTACGCAGGTATGGGGTCAGCTTGCACTTTCAGCGTTCAGTCCATCATTTTCTCTGCTATTTGCCTCCTCGGTTGTATTCGAGCATGGTCGATAAAGAGATATGGTGCTATTGATGATGAAGATGCACTCATCCGCGAGGCGCTTTCGCACTCGTTTCAAAAGTCATCTAAGAACTTCTGGCGATATGGACTTCGCGTGAGGGTATTTGGTGACGACCTAATAGTTCCAGAGATTGCGGTGTCTCATGTTAAAGACATCATGGAACGTGTCGGGCTACTGCTCAACGTTCAGAAATCCTTTTCTGGTTCCGATGCCGTAAGAGAATCTTGCGGCATATTCGCTTGTGCGGGGCAAGACATAACCCCGCTGCGGTTTCGCGTTCCTTATTATAATCCTAAGGAACCCGCTGACTTTGCTGTATATGATGCGACACGCATGTATGCAAATCGCGCGTATGTCTTTGGCTTCCGCCACCTGTCACGTCGAATTGTTAGACGAGCGATTTTACTATCACCGTTTGGAAACTGCGAAAAGCTCGGCCAGCAATGGGCCATGTTAAATGGTCAGCGTGAACGCACTTCGGGGCCAAAGATAAGAGAAAGGAACGTTGAATATCTGAAGCATACAACACCTCAGATGCTATACGAACCTTACCGCGGTGACGTAGACTACGTCGGATTCATCTCCAACAGGAAGAATCGGTTGTCCGAAGGTATCCTAATGGGTGAGACTGTTTCTTATGTTTCCTCCTATGTGGCTATCGTTAAGACTGATCGTATTGCTGAAACAACTCAGGCATATGTCTATGACATGGCACTCTCACGAGTCTATGCCACTGATGAGCCTTCGATGTTTCCGCGCATCCCTCGAGGTATCCGCTTAGAGAAGCGAATCGCCTATCTCCCAAATTCGGGGGATCAACGGTGGGCTTGGGCACCCATCGCGGCTCCATAGTTGAAG